GTGTTGTTATAATCTTAGCAAGTGATAATCCATTAGAATTACCGAAATTTGTAATAGAATAGTCTAAAAGAGAAGCTGAAGAAAAGGTTGATGTTGCTGATGGTGTGCTATCAGAGTAGTTATCACTAAAAGATTGGGTTGCGTAAACTCTTACATAGAATGGAGTGGCTGCTTGTGCTGCTCCGGTTACTGTTCCTAGTCCAAAGTAGTTACTATTACTGTAAACCTCTGATGATCCTCCTGCGTTTGCTGATACTGTGAATGAACTAGTATTAAATGTTGCTTGAGTCACTATGTTAGAAGGTATTCTACTTCCATACCCATTACTAAATGGGTTTGTACCTACATTATTGTCTAATACACCTGATCCAGTCTCCGAGTTCAGTAGAAAACCTTTGTCTATAAGGTATTCTTGTGTTGATTTAATAGAACCTGTTAACGTTAGGTCTATATTAGATGAGTTATACCAGTTACCTGATAGTTTAGCGTTCTCATATGTACTTCCTAGCACTCCAGTAAATAGAGTATCTTTAGGTATAGTAGAACCTAATGAATATGTGGGTGTTACTGATGCATATATCTTTGTATTCGGTGTTGCATCTGCTACATCTAAAGAAGCACTCATAACACCTGCCATAAACCTTACTATTTCGGATATATGAGTGTCATGGTCAAAGTTATTAAAGTAAGAACCGTCTAAATTATTCTTCCAGTCATTAGAACTTGGGTAACCAACTGTTGTATTGTTAGATTTAATAGCTGTAGTTGATACATTACCTGTCTGAACTGATAAAGAACCTGATATTTGATGTCCATCTGATCCGCTTATTCTTAAACTACCTGTGAATTGGTGTGTATCATCTAAAGAGTTACCGAATAAGGTAGATCCTGATTCAAATAGTATAGAGGCACTAATTATTTCAGTGTAAAATTCTTGTGCAGTAATACTACCTTCAACTACTACGTTTCCAGCTTCATCTATTGTTAGTAAATTCTCACTACCGCTGCTTACTACAAATATATTACCTGTTGGGTTAACAGAAGCTGATATAGATCCAGTAAATATAGCTGCTGCATCGATCCCAATAAACTCATCTGCTGAAATTGTACCAGATACGTGTAAACTACCTGTTAACTCTTTTGAGCCAGATAAATACGAGTCTATTTGTTTCCATTGAATTAATGCCATTGTTTATTGTATTTTTCCGCTTAAAATTACCTCATCCCCACTATCTAACGTATATTCTGTTTGTCCTGTCTGTATTACTGCTGATACATCACTTCCTACCTGCTGGATTGTATAAACTAGAGGAGGTATGTGCATACCGTTAATATATAGCTGGAATCGCTCATCACCTGCTCCGAATCCTGCTGGTTGCTGTACTATTGTTCTATTATTAAAGATAGCTGTGTTTGTTGATACGAAATCAGATGAAAAGGTATTATGAAGGTTTACATATTCAATTTGTGGTTGTGACATACCAAATCTCTGTACTCCTAATGTACCTTGATCAAAGAACCTATAGTCATTATCAGATTCTGATGTTTTAGATTTAGCTACTAGTTGTTCTAGGTTACCTGCCATTTCTAAACCAAACGTTACTGACGATTTAGAGTAAAACTTCTTCATTCCTGCTAATTGAGCATTGATAGTATCAGGTATTATGTGACCATTAAGTACTAAAGTAAATGTCGTCTTAGCTGCTCTATCAGTACCCTGTGTTAACTCTGTTGCTGTAGCATAAGAATCTACCCTAGCTCTAAAACTAAACTTTTCAGTATCTCCCCAATAAGAATCAGAGGCATAGTTTATACCTTCTATTATCTTATTCATTTGTTCTATATAATCTGTGAAGATCATACAAGAATAGGTTAAAGTTACGTATTCTGGTACCACAACTCCATGGTATTCTTCTATAGGCTGTCTATTGGTTACTACACTGAATCTATCGTATACATTCTTTTTAGAAAACTGTTTTTTAAAGATTCCATAGTTAATAGGGTTACGAGGATCAATTTTATTACTAAGACTTCTATTTTTTTCAACAGAATCTCTTTTAAACATAATAAGAGGTGCTTGTATCTTACCGTTTTTATCTCTATAGTAACCATCTTTCTGTACTGCTTTCCATCTTTCAGGAGATCCATATAATACAGGAACGCTTTGTTTAGCTCCGTTTTGCATTACTGTAGGTTTGATTACATTATCAAAGTAATAACTGATAGTTTCATCTATATCTCTTAACCCTACTGTTAACCTCTTTACATCGTCACCTTTAACGCTAATTTGATTCTCTCTCTTCTTATTATCCGGTAATGGAGCTTTTCCTGTAGGCAAAAGCGGTGTTAACTGCTTATGCAGTAACTCTGTTTGTGTACTTGGTACTGGTTTCTTCTTTCTACCCATAATTATAATCTCTGTCTTGAAATTCCTACCTTATCTGCTCTAGTTAAGTGACAATCAAGTACAATAGAGATAGAATCTCCATACCCTCCTGTTCTTTCAACGTTATAATCACTATCCCTACCGTAAAAAAGTTCGTTTTCCTTAATAGAATCTACTTCGTAGTAATCTTCATGCCACATTATGATATCTCCTACTTGAGCTACCAACTGAACATCTTTTAAATCTTCTTTTAGTAAAGCGAAAGAAGCTGTACGACCTAAATCTGTTCCAAACTCATCTATATCGTAAACTTGGTCACCTCTTGTAATAAGACAATTAAATTTAACTGGTTCTAAGTAAGTTTTCTCTAATGCTTCTCCGTATATGTTTGTTGAAGTATCTGATAAGCTTATTTTGTATAGTAGAATTTCTTGCTCAACGATATCTTTTAATAGTTCCCTATTAATCCCGACTAGTAGTTTAAAATCTCTATTGCTTCCAAATATCATTACTTCTCTTCTATAGTTTCGTTAGCGATTTCTATTTTAATTATATTAGGGTACTTACTGACTGCATTAGTCTTAAATGCTTCAAAAGCCTCTTCTTTATCTTTTTGAGTTATTAACTTTACTTTAAAAGTCATACTTCCCATTTCCGATGATGAACCAGCATTAGTAACAGCGGTAATCCCCGGTAAAGCACGTAATAGCTCAGCTATGTTCTCGCTTTCGTCATCTTTGTACATTAACCTAATCATACCTTCATAGGTACTAAATACTATCTCCTCTATTATCGTCATTAATTTCATTATCCTACGTGTATTGTCATTGGAACTTGAGATAGTGTAGCTCTTAAGAAGTCAGACTCTTTTGCTTGTGCTTCCATTTGTACTCCTCTTGATGCTTCAAGTAACATGCTTCTTAAATTAGTTAGAAGTTCTGTTTTTTCTGCTCTAGCATCTGTTAATAAGTCTGCTTGGTTAAGAGTTGCTTCAGATCCCGGTACTGGTACTGTTTGGTATTTACCTCTTACGTACCCTAGCATTTCTTTTGCTAAAGCTAATGTAAATTGAAATATCCATTGGCGTCCAACACTGTTAATATGTGCATATTCTGGATTACTGTAAGGTACTTCTGATACTGTTGTTATATTTCCTGTGTTAGAATCAAAGTTTAATGCTGATTTATCTGCATTAGTCATATATTCAAAGTATAATTTACCAGAATTATTAGGTATAGGGAATAATTTTAATTGATTATTAATTAATTCAAAAGTAAATGCTGATTTTCTAAGTTGATCATTAAACTCTATTGCTTGAGTTTTAAGTACATCGTATGATGCTGGCATTAGCATAAAATTTACTCCTGGGCTCATATTACCAAAGCCGAATTGATCCATCATTGCGTTAGTACCTGTTCCAGTACCTGCATAGGGATCAAAGTATCTAGTTATTGCAGGAGGTGCTTCGTAAAATATTCTACGAATTTCTATTCCTCCTGTTATACTTTTAGCAGATGCCCAAGCATTCATATCATAATTCTGATGTGATCCGGTTAGCTCTATGTAATCAGAATGAACTGTTACATTTCCACCTACTCCTGCTTCTGTTCCGTAATTCTTTGCTATCTGTACAAATCTATTAATGTTTGGCTCTACAATTTGGTTATTCAAAGAACTACCAGTTGGTGCTCCTTCAAAAGATAAGTAGTTTTCTCTTATTTTATATTGAAATACTTCGTTTCCGTAAGTAGTTACTGCTTCTTCGAAGCAAGCATAAAGAGATCCTGATTGTAATTCCACATCCATTAAGGGGTACCCTAATCTTGTAGCACAGAATTTTGCTACTTTATCTGCGTCTCCTGCAAAAGAGGAATCTGAGTCATAGAACCCAAAAGGGGTTTGACCGGAAGCAAAAGCGCTAGTTCCATTCCAAATACTTATATTAGCCATTGAGTATAGTTTTATTATAAATAGTAAGGTATTGTAATAAGAGATACTGTATCAATTAATCTCTAAATGTTTTATACACTTTAAGTATAGGTGACACAATATCATGCCTATGATTCTTTAATAATGTATGGGTAACAAATCCTTCTACCTGTTCTTCAACCCTTGATAGAAAAGAGAATCCAGTCTCCCTTTTATCCTTTAAATCTATTTGAGCTAAATCACCACATATTACCATTTTGGAACCTTTACCTAGTCTCCCTATGACTGTTTCCATTTGGTTATGAGTAACGTTTTGTGCTTCGTCTACAATTACAAAAGAATTAAGAAAAGTACGTCCTCTCATAAAAGCAAAAGGAACTATTTCTATGTTTTCATTTTCTAATTCCTTATCTACTTTTTCCTTACTGTATAAAGCATAGAGGTTATGATATATTGGTGCTAACCACGGGTCCATTTTTTCTTTTATATCTCCTGGTAAGAACCCTATATCCTCTTTAGACACAGTAGGTCTTGTTATGATAATCTTCTCTACCTTCTTCTGAAAGAGTAAATCTAGAGCTACTTGTACTGCTACTAGTGTTTTACCGCTTCCTGCCATTCCCCGTAATGTAGTGATTGGAGAGTTTAATATTAAAGATTTTGCTTGTTTCTGTTCTTCGTTAAGTTGAACATTAAATTTAATCGGCCCTTTTGGTCTTCTTTTTTGTGTGAAGACCTCGTCCGTATGATGTTTTGAAGACATATCTAAATAACTTTATTATTATAGTAATAAATAGTTCTTCACTTGTAAATAAAAAAAAAGAAAGGGGCTAAAATAGCCCCTCTCCTAATAATAAAAATAATACAGTTAAATACTATATCGCATCTAAGTCAGATACAAATACTTTTCCGTAAAATTCTGGTCTGATCATTTTCTTCGCGTAACGAGTCATGATACCTTTTCTTGGAGTGAAGGTAGCTGGATCGTATACTAGAGGAGTCATGATTAATGGTACATATGGAGCATATACTGCACCACTTTCTAAGAACTGTCCACCTCTAAATCCTACTAAGATTGTGTTTTCAGTTAAGTAAGGGTTCTTGTATACTTTGTAACGTCCATTTAATTGTCCAACTTTTTGAACACCCATTGCAAATTCAGCCTGATCTCCGTCAGTTTGTGCAGCATATCCTGGAATTGATTCTAAGATTGTAGCTACAGAAGGAGAACATACTAAGAAGTTTGCTCCACCTCTTAACGTTTTCTGGTGAATTTTGTTAGATACTTTTTGGATTTTAGTTCCTAATGTTTGGAACCATTGTCCTTGAGTATTATAAAAGTCAGAAGCAGCATTTGCCCAAGCAGTACCGTTCCATACTCTATTGTTCTGTGCAGACCACTTTTCAGTTGTTCTAGCACCTTGGATTAACATATCTAAGATTTCAAGATCAATTTCCATTGAAATGTACTCACTTAATAAGTTAGTAAGTTCCGCTTCAGCATCAATTGAATGATAAGCATTAAGATCCTGAGCAAACTCTGGTGTCCATTGTGCTTTCAATTTTCTTGTCTTAGCAACAACTGCTTCAGATTTCAACTCTACATTGATTTCTGGAATAGCGATTGGTGTTCCTGCGTTAGAATCTTCAAAGTCTCCTCTTGTATTGTCTTTAGGCTGTACGTGATATTTAACATCACCTGCAGATGGTAAAGCATTTCCAGTAAGGTCAGCTTTTAATACAATAAAAGTTACGTTGTTTCCAGATACAGTAGTAAGTTCTGGGTAGTTAGTAATATCAGCAGAAGCAGATGTTAATCTAAAAGCTCTTACACCTTCAGCATCAAATCCTGTTGAACTTAAATCTACAGTAGCTTTTAAGAAGTTAGCTGGTGTTAAGTCAGCGTTATACCCTAAAGATGCAACAGTAGCAACAGCAGAAGTAATAGACTCAGCAGAAGCAGTTGCAGATTTAATTGAGTAACCAAACTGGCCAGCTCCGTAAAGACCTCCAGAAGGATAACATC